CTATATTCGACGCTTTTGAGATATTAAATAGAATCCAAGAAGAAGAGGTAATGCTTGAAGATAAACCAGCAGAAGAGAAGAAAGAAAATAAGTTTAAGGGTTTTGCAGAAGGTAGATCTAAGTAATGTATAGTCAGTCTTTATACAAAATAGTAGACCCAATAAGGTCTAACACTTTAAAAAGGCTAAACAAGTCTAAGAAGTGGAAATATGGTTATAATAAAGAAAATGATATTGTTGTTATTTCTAAAACCGGGCAAATTGATAAAGTACTTGAAATCCAAGGTTTTCAAATAGCTTTACCAAAATTACCTAAAGACATATACTCTTGTAGTAAAGTACAGGAAGAGCAAAAATGGAAAAGGTTCGAACCTAATTCAGATTTTAAAAATATCAAAACAGTGTTTGACTGGGAGACGTATCCAGAAGACTTTAAAGAAAAACACTACGAATATATAAACGAAGAGTTTAGAAGAAGAGAAGAGGGCTTTTGGTTTATGAACAATGGTGAACCAACATATATAACAGGTACACATTATATGTACTTACAATGGAGTAAGATTGACGTTGGTGCTCCTGATTTTAGAGATGCAAATAGATTATTCTTTATATTTTGGGAAGCTTGTAAATCAGATAGAAGATGCTACGGTATGTGCTATCTAAAAAACAGACGATCTGGTTTTTCTTTCATGAGTTCAGCTGAGACAGTTAATCAAGCAACACTAGCAAGTGACAGTAGATTTGGTATACTATCTAAAACAGGTGGTGATGCTAAAAAGATGTTTACAGACAAAGTTGTACCAATTAGTTTAAACTATCCATTCTTTTTCAAACCAATACAAGATGGTATGGATCGTCCAAAATCTGAGTTAGCGTATAGAATACCAGCTAAAAAGTTTACTCGTAGAAAAATGAGGGAACGAGAGGAGCAAGATGATATGGAGGGGCTAGATACAACTATTGATTGGAAAAACACAGGAGACAATAGTTATGATGGTGAAAAGCTATCTTTATTAGTTCATGATGAAAGTGGTAAGTGGGAGAGACCTGATAATATAAAAAATAACTGGAGAGTTACAAAAACTTGTTTACGATTAGGTAGTAGAATTATAGGTAAATGCATGATGGGGTCAACAAGCAATGCTCTAGACAAAGGAGGTGAGAATTTTAAAAACTTATATTACAATTCAGATGTTACAAAAAGAAATAGAAATGGACAGACTAAGTCGGGATTATATTCTTTGTTTATTCCTATGGAATGGAATTACGAAGGATTCATTGATGGATATGGAGCACCCGTTTTTAATACTCCTGAAAAACAAACATCTGATCCACACGGAGTAGAAATAGATTATGGTGTAATAGATCACTGGGATAACGAAGCGGATGGTTTAAGAGATGACCAAGATGCTTTAAATGAATTCTATCGTCAATTCCCAAGAACAGAAGAACATGCGTTTAGAGATGAAACTAAAAATAGTTTATTTAACTTAGTAAAGATATACGAGCAAATAGATTATAATGAAGGAAACAGAAACTCATCAGTGTTGACACCTGGTAATTTTCAGTGGACAAATGGAGTTAAGGATACTCAAGTTACTTTTAATCCAGATCCAAAAGGTAGATTTAAGGTTAGTTGGGTTCCAAGTGGTCAAATGCAAAACAACGTTGTATTAAAAAACGGAGTCAAGTATCCAGGTAATGAGCACATGGGAGCGTTTGGATGTGACTCGTACGATATATCAGGAACAGTAGATAAAATAGGTTCTAAAGGAGCTTTGCACGGATTAACTAAGTTTTCAATGGAAGATGCTCCAGCTAACACTTTCTTTTTAGAATATATAGCTAGACCTCAAACCGCTGAAATATTTTTTGAAGACGTTCTAATGTCCTTAGTGTTTTATGGAATGCCAATACTAGCAGAGAATAATAAACCAAGGTTATTGTACTACTTAAGAAGAAGAGGTTACAGGGGGTTTAGTATGAATAGACCAGATAAAGTTTGGAACAAATTATCAGTTGCAGAAAAAGAAGTTGGTGGAATGCCAAACTCTAGTGAAGACATAAAACAAGCACATGCTGCTGCAATTGAAATGTATATCAACGATCATGTTGGATTACTACAAGACGGCACTTATGGTGCTATGTATTTTGGTGAAACATTAAACGACTGGTCTAGATTTGATATAAACAAAAGAACAAAGCATGATGCCTCAATAAGTTCTGGTTTAGCTATAATGGCTTGCAATAGACACTTATATAAACCAAATAGAGATGTAAAAAAAGAACCATTAAACCTAAGTGTATCAAGATATAATAATAAGGGATTTTCCTCAGAATTAATTAAAAACAAAGCATGACAGAGTCTGTTATAAATTTTCCATCACAAGCGGTTAGCGATCAAGAGAAGATGTCCCAAAAATATGGACTAGAAGTAGCCAGAGCTATAAAGCAAGAGTGGTTTGGAGCTACAAATTCAAACACTTCACAGCACAAGTATAAAGGCAACATGGGTAACTACCATCAATTGAGATTATACGCTAGAGGAGAACAGTCTATACAAAAATATAAAAACGAATTATCTATAAATGGTGACCTGTCTTATTTAAACTTAGATTGGAAACCTGTTCCTATAATACCTAAGTTTGTAGACATATTAGTTAATGGAATGGCTCAAAGAACTTTTGAAATAAACTGTTTTTCGCAAGACGCTTATGGTGTTAGTAAGAGAACTGAGTACATGGAGTCTATGTTGAGAGACATGCGTTCTAAGGAGTTTAATAACCTAGCTAAGCAACAATTCAACATGGATCTTTACGAGAACGATAAAGAAACATTGCCGGATAACGAAGAAGAATTAGCTCTACATATGCAACTCACATACAAGCAAGCTGTAGAAATAGCAGAGGAGCAGGCTATAAATGTTTTGATGGAAGGTAGCGACTATGAACTAGTTAGAAGACGTTGTTTGTACGATTTAGCGGTACTTGGTATTGCAGCCACGAAAACAACCTTTGATTGGAGTGATGGCGCTAAAGTTAAGTATGTTGATCCAGCTAATTTAGTTTACTCATATACTGAGTCTCCTTACTTTGAAGATATATATTACGTTGGCGAAGTAAAACAAGTGCCAATAAATGAACTAGTTAAGCAATTTACAGAACTATCAGAATCAGAAATAAAAGAAATAACACAAAGTGGTTCTAGTTATTCTAGGAGTAATAACGGAGATACTAATGAAGTAGAGGTTTTGTATTTTAATTATAAAACCCACTCAAACGATGTTTATAAGGTTAAGACAACTAGTACAGGTAATGACAAGGTAATACAAAAAGATGATACATTTAATCCACCAGAAAACAAAGAAGGTAACTTTGGTAAATTAGAAAGAGTTGTTGAATGCATGTACGAAGGTGTTTATTTAATAGGTTCTAATAAGCTGCTAAAATGGAAAATGTCTGATAATATGATGAGAACTAAGTCTGATTTTAGTTCAGTGAAAATGAGTTATCAAATCGTTGCACCAAGAATGTACAAAGGTAGAATAGAATCTATAGTTAGTAGAATAACAGGTTTTGCTGATATGATTCAATTGACACATTTGAAGTTACAACAAGTGATGTCAAGAATGGTTCCAGACGGTGTATATCTTGATGCTGATGGATTAGCTGAGATTGATTTAGGTAATGGAACAAACTATAGTCCACAAGAAGCTTTAAACATGTTTTTCCAAACGGGTTCTGTTATTGGTAGAAGTTTCACTTCTGATGGAGATCAAAATCCTGGTAAAATACCAATACAACAAATACAAAGCGGTAGTGGTGGTAACAAAATGCAAACACTGATCCAAACGTACAACTATTATTTACAAATGATAAGAGATACAACTGGATTAAACGAAGCTAGAGATGCTAGTACACCTGATAAAAATGCGTTAGTTGGTATACAGAAACTAGCAGCGGCAAATTCAAACACAGCAACTAGACATATACTACAGTCAATGCTGTATCTAACAGTTGAAACAGCTGAGTGCTTATCCTTGAGAATAGCAGATATAGTAGAGTACTCACCAACAAGAAACGCTTTTATACAAGCTATTGGTGCTCATAACGTTGCTACACTAGACGAAATGAAAGATCTGCATCTTTACGATTTTGGTATATTTATAGAACTAATGCCAGATGAAGAAGAAAAACAAATACTAGAAAATAATATCCAAGCGGCACTTGCTCAGCAGTCAATTGACTTAGATGATGCTATTGATCTTAGGGGTACTCGAAATGTTAAATTAGCAAATCAACTTCTTAAGGTTAAGAGAAAAAAGAAAATGCAGAGAGATCAAAAAATGCAGCAAGAGAATATACAAGCTCAATCTCAAGCAAATCAACAAGCTCAACAAGCTGCAGCACAAGGCGAGATACAAAAGAATCAAGCGATAACTCAATCACAAGCACAATTAGAGCAAACTAAAAACCAACTAAAAATTCAATATCTACAAGAAGAAGTAGCAGTTAAAAAAGAGTTAATGAAATTTGAATTTGAATTAAACTCTCAATTAGAAGGAATGAAGAGAGAAAGTGCAAATCAAATGGAAACAGTTAGAGAAGATAGAAAAGATGGTAGAGTTGATAGACAAGCTGCTCACCAAAACAATATGATAGACAAAAGAAAAGAGAGTGAATCTGTTAAAAAGTTTGAATCGTCAGGTAATGATATAATTACAGGAGGATCGAACTTAGATAAATTCGGACTCTAATATTTAATATTTTATAAAATTTTATTATGGCAGAAGAAATAGAACAAGTTGTTGAAGAAACAACTGAGAAACAAGTTGAACAACCAGTTGAAGAGGTTGTTGTAGAAAAAATTGATGAATCTAAATTTGAAAGCGCTGGAGATCCAGACGTTATTAAAGTAGATCTAAGTAAACCACCAACTACAGAAGAAACAGTTAGTGATGATGTTGTTGCTGAAAACCAAGAAGTTGAAAGTACCACTAAAGAGGTTAACGACAATGAGCAAGAGGTCCTACAAGACGTTACAAACGAAGAAATAGAAAACGTAGAAGAAGAAATAATAGAAGCTGTTGCTGAGGCAGAGAAAACTGGAAAACCACTACCTGAGAATATTGAGAAGTTGATAGACTTTATGGAAGAGACTGGTGGTGATTTAAGCGATTATGTACAACTAAATAGGGATACATCTAAACTAGATGACTCAGAAATACTAGACGAATACTATCGTTCAACAAAATCTCATTTAACACCAGAAGAAAGAGGGTTTTTATTAGAAGACTCTTTTGGAATTGATGAAGAGGTTGACGATGATAGAACTATAAGAAAAAAGAAAATAGCCTTAAAAGAGCAAGTTGCCGAGGCTAAAGCCCATCTGGACGGGCAAAAGTCCAAATACTATGAAGACATTAAAGCTGGGTCAAAGTTGACCAACGAACAACAAGAAGCAATTAATTTCTTTGATAGATACAACAAGGAATCTGAAGAGCAAAATAAAATATCTAAATCTTCTAAAAGCAAATTTAAACAAAGAACTGAAAATGTTTTCAATGATAAATTCAAAGGTTTTGATTATCAAGTTGGAGACAAAAAATTTAGGTTCAACGTTAAAGATGCAAATAAAGTAAAAGAAACTCAAAGTGATCTTAATAATTTTGTCAACAAGTTTGTTGGCGATGATTCAACTATTACTGATGCTAAGGGTTATCATAAATCTTTATTTACCGCAATGAACGCTGATGCTGTTGCTAATCATTTTTATGAACAAGGAAAAGCAGATGCAATAAAAGGACAAGTTGCAAAAGATAAAAACATAAATATTGACCCTCGCCAAACACATGGTGAAACAAATGTTGGAGGAGTTAAGTATAGAGTTTTAGGTGATAGTTCAAAAGATTTTCAATTTAAAATAAAAAGAAAAAAATAATTAATAATTTAAAAAAAATATATTATGGCAATTACAGCAGGCGGTGACTTGAACAGTGTTGCGGCACCACAGCAGCAAACACTAAACTCAAACTACATCGATTTTACAAGCGGGACTAATGATTGGTCCCAACAATACCTGCCAGACTTAATGGAAAAAGAAGCTGAAGTGTTCGGACAAAGAACAATTTCAGGTTTTTTAGCTAAAGTTGGCGCAGAAGAGGCAATGCAATCTGATCAGGTTGTTTGGTCTGAACAATCAAGATTACACTTATCTTATACTGGTACTGTAGTGGTAGCAGGTGATGGTGGTGGTACATTTACAGTATTAGCTGATATCGACGGCAATGTATCAGGTGATGGATTCACTCCAGCATCTCACGGTATTAGAGTTAATGATATAGTACTTATTGCAAGTGCTGGTATCGTTACTAAGTGTTTAGTTACAGAAACTCCAGCTACAGCTATTGTTTCTGTTGAAGCTTATGATAAAGCTACTTTAGCTGATCACGCAACAGCTGTTACTACTTTAGGTACTTCAACTTTATTAGTTGTAGGGTCTGAGTATAACAAGGGTCAAGCTTACAGTGCTATTACAGGAGCGACAGGTTCTGATAGTAGAACAGCTATAAAACCTACTTTTAAATCTTTTAGCAACAAACCAATTATAATGAAAGATTACTATGAGATCTCTGGATCTGATACGTCTCAAATTGGTTGGGTTGAAGTTACTGGTGAAGAAGGGCAAAACGGTTACTTATGGTATTTGAAAGCTAAAGGTGATACTAGAGCTAGATTTACTGATTACTTAGAAATGGCAATGCTTGAAGCTGAAAAAACCCTTGCTAATTCTATCATAGGTGCTGCCGATGGTTTCTTTGCATCAACTGATGGAGATGATTCTGGACCTGGTGGACATGGTACTGAGGGTTTATTTGCTGCTATTGAAAATAGAGGTAATGTAACTTCTGGTGTTACAGGTGTTAATGCTGCTACTGATTTAGCTGAATTTGATGCTATTTTAGCTGAGTTTGATAAGCAAGGTGCTATTGAAGAAAACATGATGTTTATAAATAGAGCAACATCTCTTGCTGTAGACGACATGCTAGCTTCAATGAATTCTTACGGAGCTGGTGGTACTTCTTATGGAGTATTTGACAACGATGAAGATATGGCATTAAACTTAGGTTTCTCAGGATTTAGACGAGGTTCTTATGACTTCTATAAATCTGACTTTAGATACTTAAACGATAAAGCTACAAGAGGTGGTATTAACGATAGAGCGGGTAGTGCAGCTATCCGTGGTGTTATGATACCAGCTGGAACTACTTCAGTTTATGATCAGTCTTTAGGAAAAAATCTAAAAAGACCTTTCTTACACGTTCGTTACAGAGCTTCTGCTACGGATAACAGAAAGATGAAAACTTGGGTTACTGGTTCTGTTGGAGCTACTACATCTGCATTAGACGCGATGGAAGTACATTATCTATCAGAAAGATGTTTAGTTACACAAGGTGCTAACAATTTCATGTTAATGAAGTAAGCACAATCACTTTAGAGAGGTTAGGGGAAACCCTAGCCTCTTTATTTTTATTAATTTTTATTATATTATATTATGGCAAAGAAAAAAGAAACAAAAATTGAAGTTGAAACACTTCAAGAAGAAACGGTTGTTATGGAACAACCTGTGGTTAAAGCTCCTAAAGTAGAAGCTAAACCTAAAAAAGATGAATGGGAAATAAAAGATAGAATGTATTTTTTAAAAGGCGGCAAAAAACCTTTATCAAGAATGATTAGATCTGCAAACATACATTGGTTTGATGAAGAGAAAGGTTACGAAAGAGAATTAAAATATTGTTCAAATCAAAGAACAACATTTGTTGATGAAATGAAAGGAGATCAAAGATTAGAGCATATTGTTTTTAGAACTGGCTTTTTAATGGTTCCTAAAGAAAAAACTGTACTTCAAAAATTATTATCATTATATCATCCAGATAGAGATGTTATGTTCCGTGAAGACAAACCAATTGCAAAAGCAAAAAGTCAAATAGCTTGGTTGGAAATGGAAATAGAAGCCTTGAATGCTGCTAAAGATGTAGATATAGATTTAGGCGAAGCTATCATGAGAGTAGAAAAGGGATCAGCTGTATCTACGATGGATTCTAAGGAGCTTAGAAGAGATTTGTTACTATACGCTAAAAGAAACCCAGAGCTATTCTTAGAGTTGGTTAATGACGAAAATGTAGTGCTTAGGAATTTTGGTATTAAAGCTACTGAACTAGGTATTATTAAACTATCGTCAGATCAAAGAACTTTTAATTGGGGTTCTAATAATAGAAAACTAATGACAGTTCCTTTTGATGAGCATCCATATACAGCATTAGCGCATTGGTTTAAAACTGATGAAGGAATGGAGATATATAACAATATTGAGAAACGATTAAATTAATATCTTTAACAATAATTATTAATAGCCACTCTTAACGGGGTGGCTATTTTTATTTAAATGCTAACCTTTCGCTTTATTATGTAATTATAATAGTATAAATATATTATAAATCATGGCAGTATCAGTAGACACAGTGTATCAAAAGGTTTTAGCTTTAGCTAATAAAGAACAAAGAGGCTATATAACTCCTCAAGAGTTTAATTTATTAGCCGATAGAGCTCAAAACGAAATATATGAAAATTATTTTTATCAACTAGGTGTTGCAGAGCAGAAGCCTAAAAATCAAATGCAACAATCTGATTCAAAAGAAGTTATTGAGCAGAAGTTATCTTCTTTTATAAAAACTGACAATATAAGTGTATCCAACGCTGCAAATGGTAGTGCTATTTTATTAGTAGCAAACATAAATGATAGAAGAATAATAAAAATTACTACAACATCGCAGATGACAACGGTAGCGGGTGGAAGTGCTGGTAAGATAGTAGAAAGAATAAGTTCAAGAGAACTCGACTATATATTAGAAAACCCATTAACAGCTCCAACATTAAACAGACAAGTTTATGTTTATTTTGGTGATGATGGAAATGGTAATCCAACCATTCGTATTTACCCAATAGGATACGTAGCAACAAACTCTCATGCACTTGAATACTATAGAGAACCTCATACACCTAATTGGACATATGTTATAATTAATGAGAAAGCACTGTATAACGCTTCAGCTACAGACGCACAGGCGTTTGAGTTACATGCTAGTGAAGAGGAAAACTTAGTAAATAAAATACTAATACTAGCTGGTATTACAATACAGAAACCAGATTTACAACAGGCAGGTGCTGGTCAAATGCAAGTAACACAACAACAACAAAATAGTTAACTATGGGATTACTAGACGGAACAAGTCAAAATACTTATTACACAACAGCTGCTAGTTACGGTAACTATCAGTTTACTTCACTTGAACATATTATAAATGCTTTCATGGTAGCTTATGTTGGAGAAAGCAAATTAATATCAAAAGTTAATAGAACAGATGTTCAGTTCCATGGAATGAGAGCTATACAAGAGCTTTCGTACGATGTATTTAGATCTGTTAAGTCTCAAGAAATAGAAATACCGCCTTCATTAACAATGATTCTTCCTCATGATTATGTTAATTATGTTAAACTAGTTAGAATTGGTAGCGATGGAATTGAAAGAGTACTATATCCAACAGGTAAAACATCTAATCCATTTTCAATAACACAAGACGTTGCTGGAGTTTACCAGTATACAGATGTTGATGGTGATGCTAGTTTAACAGACGATGGTATTTTAACAGAACAAGCAAGTGGTAGTAATACTTGGGAGAGTTACCAAGATCAAACTTCAGTAACCTCAAGCACAGATAGTTCAACTGATGTTGAGGTAGACAATAGAGGTAGAAGATATGGTCTAGATCCTCAGTACGCCCAAGATAATGGTTCTTTTTATATAGACTATCTAAAAGGTTTAATACATTTTAGCTCAGCGTTGGCAGGAAAAACAGTTACATTAAAATATATCAGTGATGGGTTAGGTACAGATGCTGAAATGGTTGTGCATAAATTTGCTGAAGAGGCTGTTTATAAACATATAGCTTATGGTATCTTAGCATCAAGAACTAACATACCAGAGTACATTGTTCTAAGGTTTAAAAAAGAAAGGTTTGCTGAAACTAGAAAAGCGAAAATAAGATTATCTAATATTAAAATTGAAGAATTTACTCAAGTGCTTAAAGGATTAAGTAAACAAATAAAGTAATATTATGGCAGAAATTAAACACACTTTTACTGCTGGTAAGATGAACAAAGATTTTGACGAAAGACTTGTTCCAAACGGTGAATATAGAGATGCAATGAATATCCAAGTTAGAACAACTGATGGACAGGTTGGTGATAGTGGTGAAAATGTGGGTCTTGGTGATGCTGGTACCGTACAAAATATAATGGGTACAGCATCAATGGGTAGTTCTATTCAACCTGGTTCAAATGATTTAATGTATACTGTTGCTAGCATTTCTTACGAAAAAAATGATGTAGCATATTTCTTTTTCGCTTGTAGTACTGATGTTCCAACTAGTTCAAGCGATATAACTTCACAAACAATTTACTATGATAACATAGTTGAGCAGCACATCAACGGAGCAACAACTCCTGTTGTGGTTGATAGATTCGCAGTTACATCTACGTATGCTAACGCTGGTAGTCCAACTTTTACCGATGATGTTTCTTTTAATATCACAGGTGCCGACTCGTTATATAGAGTTGGTATGGTAGTTACAGCTCTTGATGCAGATGATAATAATTTAATTCCAGGTGCTATAATAAGCAGTATATCTGGTGATACTATAACACTGTTTAGTCAAGCTGAGCCTGCTACTTGGACGTTTACTAATTGCGTTGCCTTAAAATTTGAAATACCAGAAGAAGATAGATTATTAAAATTTAACAAAACTATTAGAATAACAGGTATAAATATTATAGACGACTTATTGTTTTGGACAGACAACCATAGTGAGCCTAAAAAAATAAATATAACAAGGTGTAAAGCTGGAACAGATAACTTTAATACTCACACTAGATTAATGGTTGAAGATCCACTTGCTTTACCAGGTGCTGATCTTGTTACTGTTTCTGATTTAGAGTTTGCTATTAACTCAGATTTAAAAGAAGAACACATAACTGTCTTAAGAAAAGCGCCTAGAATGGCACCAACACTACATATGGACTCTAGGAGCGATTCTTCAATATCAGTAGCTGAAGTAACAACGGCTGACTTAAGTGGTGTTGTGAATGGAGATGTAATAATTATAACTGATGGCAACCTTAACAATCCACTTGCTCCTACTCTTTTTAGATCTGGAGATATAATAAAGTTTACAGACAATGGGACTGCTGATGGTGATGTACCTGGTATTATAAAAGCAACTTTTATTTCATATATTGATACCAACAATGAAGAAGTTGCAGTAACTACTGAGTCTATAAAAATACAAATAATTTCAAAAAACGAACAAGTGTTTGATTTTAGTTTAGAGTGGTCAATGTCTGTTGAATTAACGAAACCTTTGTTTGAATTAAAGTTTGTTAGATTTGGTTATAGGTATAGATATGAAGACGGAGAGTATTCAAGTTTTTCACCTTGGTCAGAGCTAGCGTTTTTACCTGCTCCTTACGATTACGAAGTAAAAAAAGGTTACAACCTAGGTATGATAAATACTGTTCGTGAACTTGTTATAAAAGATTTTGTTCCTTGGATTGATAATAGGCCACACGATGTTATTGCTGTTGACGTTTTATATAAAACTACTGACTCGCCTAATGTGTACACAGTAAAGACTATTGAAAGAGAAAAGGACGCAGAGTGGGAGTTGTATACTTATGATGGCGTAAATATTAATACACTTTTGTTGACAGGTCAGTTAAACATAACGTCTGAAATGATCCATCAAGTTTTACCTTCAAATCAAATGCTAAGAGCTTGGGATAACGTACCTAGATACGCAAAGGCTCAAGAGATGTCAGCGAATAGATTAATATACGGAAACTACGTACAAGGATACAACTTAACTCATTCTCCAAGCTTAATACAATCAATATCTAGTGAAAACACTGCAACACTTGCAGCTCCAAAAAAATCTATAAAGTCTATTAGAAATTATAAATTTGGATTAGTTATTGGCGATGAATACGGTAGAGAGACACCCGTTATATCAACTGGTTATTCTATCTCTGATGGAGCAGGCGGTTTTGATACATTGACCGGTGATATAATTGTTGAAAAACAACTAGCAAAATATGCTAATAGATTTACTTTAAAACAAGACTGGGTTAAACCTGGAGAAATGATTAGTGATGAAGAACCAGATCTAACGTGGATGGATTACGTTAAATACTACGTTAAAGAAACAACCAATGAATACTATAATCTAGTATTAGATCGTTGGTATAACGCAGAAGATGGTAACATTTGGTTATCGTTTCCTTCTGCTGATAGAAACAAGTTAGATGAAGAAACATATATCATATTAAAAAATGGTCATGGTAATCAAACTCCAGTAGAAGAATCAGCTAGATACAAAATAATAGCAATAGAAAACGAAGCCCCAGATTTTATAAAAATAACTACTAAAAACATGGGTCTAGTTAAATTAAATAGTGATAGCGTTTCTTCCCAAGGTATCGCTTTTGACCCAGAGACAGACTCCCCAAATTTTCTAACAGCTGAAACTTCAATAGAAATAGAACCATCTGGTTGGAATAATTTTTTAGGCCATTATGATAACTTAGGTGATTTAAAATTTAGAGTTGTTGGTAGAATACAAGTGGGTGATCCAGCCGTTATACTAGGCGAACGACGATCTGACAAATGGACGATAGTTACTCATTGGTCTCAAGATTCCGCTGGTGGTGAGGATGGTGGGAGTATTGGTGGAAAAATAAATTGGGGTGATCAGATAGGATCTTCTGCAAATATGCTAACTTCGTTTACGGACTCAGGTATAGATCCTCCATTTGCTGGAGACTTAACTTACTTTCTTGAGTTCAAACAAGAGGTTACTAAAAACAAACCAGAATTTGACGGTAGATTTTTCGCCTTAATAGAAAAAGACGTTATTATTCAAGAGAATATAATGAAGCAATCTATGGCGGTAACTGAAAAAGAAGTTACCGATACATTTTTAGTAAGTTATATAGATACCGTAGAAAAACATCCATCTCCTTTTGAAGGAGAATTTTCTGGAACTAATCCATATGTTTTTGGAGACTATCAGCAGGTTACGGTGGATGGTATCATTTATCCAGACTCAGGTGCTAATCAATATGTTAACGGCGGTTTTACTTTTGGTGATGACGGTGTAGGTAATTTTATTAATGAGTTTGGACTAACAGAAACACCAGAAGGTTTTACTAAAGCAGGTCTACTAAACGCTTTTGGTCTAGGTGTTCACTTTGTGCCAAGTGTTGCAAAAAATAATCCTCTCAATCAAACAGGTGACGTTATATATAACAGATCAAGTGCAACTAAGGGTTTTTGGGATAGCTGGGTTGAATATAATAACATATGGATCGACGATGGTGTACTGTATGAAAATAGACCACAAGCAGATTTAATGTACGTTTTTTTAGATGGTGCTAGAGCTAGAAAATACTCTCCCCCTACTAGTACTCCAAATGTAGATGGATATGAATTTCACAGTGTAAATGATACTAATATTGATGGTGGAAGAGCGAGCTTCGCTTACAAACCAACAGCTCTAGATCAAGGTGGAGCAGATGCTGGAACATTAGGAAGAATGTGTTTTGGTTATCAAGATAGAACAGCAAATCCTGTTGGTGCTAGTGTGTTTGGTGGTAATGGAGATAATCCTTCTAATCTAATGGCAATTGCATTTAAGAATGCCATGGGTATACCAGGAAACCATTTCCAATTTAAAGATGACACAACAAACAACGGAATGCCTCATGTATATAGAATAATAAATCAAAACGCAAGTGGTGAAGCTGTTTTGGGTATACAGTCTACGCAAAATGGAATAAATCATGGTAGAACACAAGGGGGAGGTGGAGGTAATATAGATGTTAACACCAACTCCGAGTACTTTAATGATCAGAATGGTTATTGGGGGGATTTTAATAACCCAGTTGGTGATGACACTGGTTATGGAGTCGGTTTTCATGGCTCACTAAGAGATTTACCTTGGACAGAGGTACATTCTAATACTGATGACCAAGACTTGTACATTGATATTGATGATGCTTTTGGAAACCCACAGAACAGACTGTTATCTGGAGCTGGTGGTTTTATTGTAGATAACGCTATTGTTAATGCTAGAAATTCAAATCAATCTATGAACGATGTTGTAGCGCCTAATGGTGTAGGTGGAGCTCAAATCCCTAACATGGCATCTAATAATGGATTATCTATTGGTAATCCGCCGGCAATAGGCTCTGGCTCAGGTGAAGGTTTCTTGCAGTTTGGTATAAGTGCTTACGGCGCGTTTAGTAATGATAACAACACGGTTTCATCAGCAAAAAGAGCTGGTATTAGAATAGAGTTTAGAAGATTAGATCCAGATACTGGAGAATTAACAAACCAAGGTATAGCACCAGAAGTATTTGACCCAAGGGCACTAACCAGGCACGATGGTAATGGATTCTTTGTAATGGAGATGGTAGAATTTATAAGCACAGGAGAAGGAGACGAAGATATATCGACAGATGGTGCGGTATGGGAAACAGAACCAAAAGAAGACATTGGATTAGATCTGTACTACGAAGCAACTCAAGCTATACCAATGGTTGTAAGTCAAAGTAACTGGTCTACATTTGCTCCATTTAATTGCAAAATAATTGTCAAAGCGGAAGATGATAACGGTAACCTATCTATAGTAGATTTATCTGATACATCGGTCGATGTTATATCCGAAGGTGAAGATGGAATACTAGGTACATCTGATGACATAACAACTCCAGGTGCAGCTACTAAAGAAGACTTCCATATGGCTAATATAATATTTACTAACACTGGAGCCGCGGTTAATATAAAACATTTTGACATAGTAGGTGGTTTTTACGCTAACAATGAAGATATTGTTGTTGACAACTTTATTACCTTTGTACATAACGATGGACTAGAGACAACCACTAAGGTTCTTGGTTTTGTTGATGTTGATGGTAACCCTAGTTCAACGGCAACTGGTTATTACGCTATTGATACTAACGCTTGGAAGTATCCTGTTAAATTATCTTGGTTCAATTGCTATTCTTTTGGAAATGCAGTTGAGTCTGATAGAATAAGAGATGACTACAATGCGTCAATGATAGATAATGGTGTTAAAGTTTCAACAACTGTTTCTGGATATAAAGAAGAGACTAAAAAAAGTGGTATGATATATTCCGGTATTTATAATTCTACTTCTGGAGTAAACGATTTTAACGAGTTTAATATGGCTGAAAAAATAACTAAAGATTTAAATCCATCTTACGGTTCTATTCAAGCTTTAAAAACTAGAGATAGAGATGTTGTTGTTTTCACAGAAGATAAAGTTTTAAGAGTACTATCTAATAAAGACGCAGTGTTTAATGCTGATGGAAAACCTCAACTTATTGCAACAAATAGAGTTCTTGGTGAAGCTATGCCGTTTGCTGGAGAATATGGTATATCTAAGAATCCTGAATCTTTAGCTACCGACCAATATAGAATGTATTTTACTGACAAGCAAAGAGGAGCTGTTCTTAGGTTATCAGGAGATGGATTAACTCCAATATCCAATGTTGGTATGAAGTCTTGGTTTAGACAAAATTTAAAAACAGCACCTAGCATTTTAGGTACTTTTGATAAAGTTAACGGTGAGTATAATGTTACGCTTGGATACAATATACATATACCTACTGACTTTACACAATTTACACAAGCTGAACAAACTAACATTTTAAACAGAACTATATCATTTAACGAAGCTAGTAAAGGCTGGGTTAGTTTTAAATCATTCATTCCTCAATCAGGTGAATCAGTTGGAGGAAAATATATAACTACTCAAGCAAGTGATATACACCAGCATTATGTTGAAATACTAGATGCGAACCGTGAAGATACAAATAGAAATAAGTTCTATGGAGCAGAGACTGCAGCTGATTCAACTTTAACTGTTTTGTTTAATGATACGCCAGGAATAATAAAGTCTTTTCAAACAATGAATTATGAGGGAACTCAAAGTAGAGTAAATCAATTTTGGAATGGAACAGACCCATCTGGTTTAAATCCTGGAATTGTTTATACGGATGGTGAGTATTATAACCTAGTAGGTAAACATGGGTGGTATGTTGAATCTTTTGAAACTGATCAGTTTAATCAAATAACAAATCCTGGGCAAAGCGCTCATGTGCCAGAGTTTATAAATAAAGAAAACAAATGGTTTAATAAAATCACAGGTGTATTACAACCTGAAAATGAAATACCTGGAAATATAGATTCTAGTGAATTTACAGTTCAAGGTATAGGTATACCAACGTCATCTAACGTTCCACCACAAACTGACTTTACTTTAACCGTACAAAATGATCCTGATAATTAAAACAATATAGCATGCCTGAATTAAATTATAGCGTATCTCAATATCAAGCAACCGAAACAGTTGGCGACAACTTTGAAACTGGAGCTGGAACTGGAACCGGACAACTAACTGCTCAGACTGTTCAGCTAGTAATAACACCTGATGTCGGTTTTACTGTTTCTGCTATTGATTTTAGTATAGGTGGAGTTCAATACAACTATGCACTACCAAACACATCTACATCTCCTGGAGGTGATTGGGTGTACGTTTATAATACTAACGCAAATTTATCTAGCGAAGTAAATGAAGTTCGTTTTGGTGATTCTATTGGTCCAGGTGAGACGGGTAACACAATTAAGGTAGATGTTTATTTAGTAGACGGTTTTGTTATGCCAAGCAACAATATTACTATTAATATAGATATTGATGGAGAGGCTAAACCAATACTTTCCACGCAAGTTGGTACTGTTGTTAGTTATAACTTACTTGACGCTGGGTATGTAGGTGATACAGTAGCGAACTCTACTAGAATACCAACTAATAGTGGTGACGCAGCTGTAAATCAAACCGGAGTAATCAGTGGTTACACGTTTTCAGCTGGTGACGAAAATATACAAAACATAATACTAGAAAGCACTTATGGTGTAAACGGCTCTTCACAGACAACTTATTCTAATAACGTTGGTGTTTTTCCTGAAAGTGCAGCTGAACAACCATCAATTGGATTTCTTGGAAGTTATTTTCAAATTAAGTCAAACACTATATCTTTAGGTCAACCAGCTGATACTATAACTTCTATTAACCAGGGTACTATTGCCCCTTCTGTATTTTGGACAATAAAACCACTACCTGGTTATGTTGTTTCTGCTAGTGATTTTGCCCAGGTAACAATGGGCTATATATCAAGTGTATCAAGCAACCAACCATATATTACTCCTTCAGCAATTGCTCAACCTGAAGGTATAAATAGTAATCAATTTGGTGCAAATAATTCTTTTTTTAATCCTCTTTTTAATGGTGACTTTCCGTCATCTAATCCGGCTCAGTGGAGTGGTTATGGTGTTCAGCCTTATATTTTTTATAGTCAAAACAACCAACTTCAAAACCCTGATTCACTAGATGATATAACTCAATGGAATCAAGGGGGAGGCAACGCTGCCTTCGTGCAAATACCTCTAGTATTTTCTAATACATCAACTCCTTATTCTGCAGATAATAGAGTTGTTGTTACCTACACCAACCAAGATGATTTTATTGTTGATGGATCTTTTGAAAGTTTAAGCGCTTTGATGGCTTTTGCTGGTAGAGCTACTCCAATAATACAAGGACAGGGTGGTATGCCAGCAATTGATATTAATTCTTATATTGATATCGTAAACCCTAGTAGTAATGGCGGTACGGTTACTGTAACCGGATCAACAAACACTGGTATATATGGAACATCTAATACAACAAGTGTAACATCAATTATTGAAAAAGGTGGTTTTACAAATGAAGCAACTGTATATTCTATATCAGGTACAGTACCTGAATCTAAGTCTACAGTAATAGCTACTATTAGAATAGATGCAGATACTAATAAGTATTTCTTAAATGCACCTTCTTTGACACGAGATTCAGTTCTAAGAGCAAACAAGATTAATACTAACGGTATTATAAAAATGTCAGTTAAAAGTGTAGAGAAAACAAACAACAAAGTCACAGCATATATATTAAACGTTAAGTATAAAAATAATGTAGCAACCTCTATTATCGATGGTTTAAAAGTAAACTTAAACTACAAGCAACAATCTATAGTTACCCTATCTTCTATAATAAATCACGTAAAGTATGGTTCTGATTGTCTAAATAGAATAGGTGAGCGTAGAAAAATAACACTCACAGGAAGCGTGGGTGTACCGTTTATTTTAACCTTACAACAAGTTTTACGTTCAGAAAAAGTAACTGGATTTAAAAGTGGTGTTGAAATAAAATTTCAATCTCGAGACCCTTATGGTAAATCTATATTAAGTAGAACAGTCTTAAACCACAATTTAATTGGCAGTGGAGGTAAAAGTATAGGCGCAATAAGTAGTGTCACTGGTAAAAATGGTAAATACTCTTTTGATCAAAGGTTTCCTAGCCTACCAGTTACATTAAAAACTTTAGTAAATGGCGCCATAACGGTGGCTTCAAAAACTTTAGTTTTAGATAAAACCGAAGGAGTTGAAACTGGAGATCAACTGTTTTACGCTACAATGCCAGCTGTTACTAGCCTAAAGGTAGCTTCTGTTACTAATTCAACAACTTTAGTTTTAAACCAAGCTATAATTATTGCTGATAATTTAGCAGTTGAGTTTAAAAGATCAACTTCTTACGATATAACAGTAACACCTGAAACGTCTTTTAGCTCCGCTATACCAACAACAATACCTACCTATACTATAAATCAATATACAGATCCTACCGTAACAATAAGAATATCTGCAACATCGCATCTATATAAAATAAATGCCCAAGACCTACCAGGGCACGCTTCTATTAGACAGGAGTATGACACAGTGTACTCAGGTAAGGCAAAGAAAGACGGTATAAAGTTATTAAAATCTCATAACATTAAAAATAAGTTTAAATTAACTTACTTGTTAGATTCAGAAACTACAAAAACATTTACAGCAGCTAGAACACCTTTTTTCTCAGCATCAATTCCTTATGATGGGTTAGGTACAGTTGCAGACAATACAAGTAGGGGTTCTGATTGGAGCAACACAATAAACAAAGATTTATATTCTTCAAATATTAAAATATATAACACAGCAATTACAAGCACTGGCGCAGAAACAATAACAATAACAGCTGAATTAGAAATAATAAACTGGGGCGTTGAAGATATAGTTTTTGAATTAGACCTAGACAAAATAGTAACAATATCTTAAATAAAAAACATGGCTATAATAACATATACGTTTCCGTCTGTTAACACCTCAGTTCAAGTAGGCGACACAGCTTATTTTACAAACCCATCAACGTACTACGCTGGAACTGGGTTTGACGTGGACATTAATGCGCTACTACCACTTGGACTTATAACAGGAGTAACAGCAACTACGGTTTCTATAGACGTACCAGAAGATATTATTCAACCTCAACTTAATATTAGCTTTATATTTTTTAGCAAAAGTAATGTAGTCAATACATCTAGTGTAAAAGGTTACTACGGTTCGGCTAAGTTTATTAATGATTCAGAAAAGAAAGCTGAGTTGTATGCTGTTGCATGTGGGATGGCAGAAAGTAGTAAATAAACAACAAGAAATGTAACTATATAATAGTAATAAATAAAAACAAAGTATATGGATCCAACAGGTGGTTTAGCAACGTCAGCAATAATAGGGGGAGTATCTTCATTGGCTGGAGGAATATTTGGTGCAATAGGTGCTGGTAAACAAAAGCGTATAGCAGAAAGAAAAGAAAGGAAGGCTAGAAAAGAAATGGAAAGAATGAAAGATATATATTCTAACCTTGACACTAGTAATCCTTATATGAACATGGAGAACACTATGGAAGATTTAACAATCAACCAAAAGCAAGCTCAAATGGAAAATCAAAACTTTCAACAAAGTCAAGCTAATATTTTAAGTTCAATGAGAGGTGCAGCTGGGGGATCTGGAATAGCAGCAACAGCTCAAGCAATGGCACAACAAGGTCAACTAGCCGCTCAAAAATCATCAGCTAGTATAGGTGTGCAAGAGTCAGCAAATCAACGAGCCGCAGCAACACAGGCTGGTGTAATTCAAGGAAAAGAAAGAGAAGGAGAGATACTATCTAGAGATATGAAAAGAGACCAAACTAGCACGTTGTTAGGAATGGCACAACAAGAAACAGCAGCATACGGGCAACAAGCAGCTCAAGCTCAACAAGCTAAATGGGATTCAATTAGTGGTGGAATTAGTGGTGTTGCAGACGTAGCAACATCTTATATGGGGCAACAATAGTAATAATAAATATAATATAAAATATGGCAGCAGATAGAATGTTAGTACACGGCGCCGGTCAAGCAGCTCAAGCAAGTGGCGCAGGTAACTTAGCAGCTTCAAAAGCTATGTCTAATATAGGTAAAGACATAACCCAAAAAGCTGTTACTTACATGGACAAAAAAGCAGCAGAAGCAAAAAAAGAAAAAGAGGAAGAAGAATTAAAACAAGATCAGAATGGAGCTAGATTTGATGCTTGGTCTGATAAGGTTCTAACGAATGGTTCTAAATTATCTGATGGTGAGTATGGTAGTTTATACGAAAACCTTCAAGAAGACAGACAGGCTTTTATTGATGGAGATAAAAAGACTAGAGCTTTAATTATAAAAAGAACAAACGAAAAAGCAAATAGTTACGCAGAGTATAGCAGTCTAGTTAATGATGTAGCTGTTCTTGGAGACAAAGAAAACATGAATGGTTTTAGTGAGGTTTTTAAAAAAAGCGATGAAGGAGCTCTGTTTGTAGATGTTATGGAAGGCAAGTCAAGGTTAGTACCAAATCCAGAAGCTCAAGAAGGTGATTCAAATGATATGGGTGTTATGATGGGTGATAATTGGATGTCTATCCAAGATTTAAAAACACTTGCCACCGATAACACTATAGACTCTAGTTCTAAAGAAATATTTCAAGCTATAGGTCAAAAGTTTTTTATGCAAACTGGAGATGATAAATTTGATCCAACAAAACCTTTTCCTACGAATGAAGCTAGAAAAGTAATAACTGACCAGATAAACACAGGTAATTTAAAGTCAATGATGAGAGACCCTATGTTTGGAACTACTTCGTTTTTAGAGGATAGAAAAGAAGGTTTAGTAAACGGAAATGTTACGTACGAAGATCTAGGTATAACAGAAGACATGCTTCTTGATTATCCAGATATTGACGTATCAGATGGTATAGATGAAGACGAAGCTGATGTGCTGATGCAATCTCTACAAGGTGACGAAAAACTATTAAAAGAAGAAATGGTAGATTATTTTACTATGTACGCAGAGAACCAGTGGAAACAAGGTGGTAACTTTGAACAAATCTCTACAACAGATAGTGAAGGTAACATCATAGATTAGAAAATATTAATTACGGGTAACTAACGAAACAGTATGAATACAATATATATAGTTGGCGATAAAAAAGTCAACGTTAAGCCAGAAAATGTAGAAAAATTTTTACAAAAAAACCCTGAAGCTACGGTTTTTGAGGAATCACATTATAAGGTTAATGATAAAACAGTAAAAGTTGAAGAACAAAACAAAGAGGCTTTTTTAGAAAAAAACACTAACGCTGTTCCAATACCGGGAAAGTCGGGAAAGTCGAGCAGCTCTACAAGCAGTGCGAATGTAGAGCAGAATCTAAGCACGGAGACAGATCTGTCTCAAAACCAATTCGACGCTTTGGGTTACAAATCGGAAGCGTATTTATTGGAATCTCT